TAAGATAGCCGAAAAACAAAAGCTTAGGGAACGCGCCCAAACGTTATTTGATGCCTCCAAGCGTTCGTATGGGTCGCGGCGGCTGTCGGACGGGCTGAAAAAAGCAGGATTTCCCGTGGGCCGTTATAAGGCCCGGCGGGTGATGGCCGAGTTAAGTTTAAAGCCCCGCTATCCCAAACGCTTCAAGGCCACGACCGACAGCAACCATAACGATGCTATCGCGCCGAACTTGCTGGACCGGAAATTTAATGTGGCAAAGCCGAACCAAGTATGGACGACGGATATAACCTACGTCTGGACATTGGAAGGCTGGCTTTATGTGGCCGTCGTCGTGGATTTGTTTTCACGGCAAGTCGTGGGTTGGGCAATTGACGGCCACATGCGCACATCCTTGTGCGTCCAAGCCCTGCAAACGGCGTTTTGGCGGCGGAAACCCCCTCCGGGATTGCTTCACCATTCGGATAGGGGCAGCCAATACGCCAGTTCCGAATACCGCCAGCATTTAAGCGTCATGAAGATGAAACAGAGCATGAGCCGCAAAGGCAATTGTTGGGATAACAGCCCAACCGAACGGGTCTTCCGTAGCCTAAAGCACGAGCAATTGAACTACGAAAGGTTCAAGACAAAAGAAGCCGCAAAACTAAGCATTATTGATTATTTCGCTTTTTATAACGGCAGACGTTCGCATTCAACATTGGGCTATAAAACGCCTTTGGAATTTGAGCGGGAATTTTACAGCAAGGTTGCCTAAGAAAGTGTCCGGTTTTTGTTGACCATTACAGTCCGTGATGAAAATGATGAAGTTATTCGGAAAGAATTTCCCCATCAGGATGCGGCGGAAGATTGGTTGCTCCGCAATGCCGATAAAACCGACTGGACAAACCAAGGCACGAATTTTTGGGAATGGGATTAATGTGACTTACGAAGAAATTACAGATAATGGCATTTGGCTTGAAGATAAATGCAAAGGCAAATATTCAAGATATGCTATACATGGCGAGGAATCAACATGGATTTGTCATGATTGTAAAGATACAGATGCTAATCCTTATGAACAAGAATGCGGTTGTAACTGATATTTTAATGGGTATATAGGGGGTGATATGGCAGTAATCACGAATTTCGATGAACTGAAGAAAAAGCACGACCGCGCTAGAATAGCAACGGTCGGCAGTAAAGCATGGCTTGATTTCGTAACCACCATGATTGATTCATTTCCTGCATTATACAAAACCGCCAAGGCGATGAATGAGCATTTTAAGGAAATAACGGGTAACCATTTAGACGGCTTTGGCGAAGCAACGCCTTTGCCGCCAAATACGTCTATTTTTATAGCAGTTAGCCATACCGATGAGCATGGCGAGGTTTATTTAAACGACTATATGGGAACATCTCGACATGCCGTTGAGCAATTAATTATGGCAGTCGCTAAAAAAGAAGGTTTTAATGGCGACCTAAATGAGCGGATGACCGAACTTAATTGGGAGATCGTCGAGTATAAATTAACAAGGGCATAATTCCCCGCCTCAGTAAAAAGCCCGCCCTGTGCGGGCTTTTTTTTGTCTTGTGAAACGCTTCACAAGGAAGGCCTCGCTGCAAATAAGTACACTCTGCCCAAGCTTTTTTGTTTTTTCAATTGGAAAGAGGATGCCGTCATGTAAATCACGCCCCCGGCACTACGCTGCCGAAATCATTATATTACCGACCCTAGAACAACGCCGCGCCGCACTGGCTAATGTGCCGGAGATATGGCGAAGCTGGGTAAAGGAATATGTCATCTACCATTTTCATAAACTTCATTGTTTAAGGCGTCACCATGAGCAAAAACGTATTAAATGCTAATTTAGCGGCCTTTTTAGGCATGATCGCCATATCTGAAGGCACTTATGGCCACGGTGATAACGGCTATAATGTACTGGTCGGCGGTGAACTATTCCACGATTACCGCCATCACCCCCACCAAAGCGTCTATCTGCCCCGTTATAAAATATTCTCAACTGCTGCGGGGCGGTATCAGATTTTAGGCAAATTCGCCGATGCCTATACTAAATCATTGCATCTGCCCGATTTCTCGCCTGCTAGCCAAGATGCTATCGCTATTCAAATATTCAAAGAACAACATGCTTACGACGACATTATCGCCGGACAATTCGATAGGGCCGTACATAAAGTATCCGACATCTGGGCAAGTCTGCCCGGTGCCGGTTACGGCCAGCACGAAAATACCCTAAACACGCTAAGGGCTGCCTATGTAAAGCAAGGCGGAGTCGTCGGTTACGGCGTTATGTCTTAACTAAAAAGCCCTGGAGTGCTCCAATGGCAAAACATTTTACAAAAAGCCGCACCATGAAGTTTAACGCAGTCACTTCGGCCATCGCCATTACTGCACTCCCTGTGCTGGAGGCTAATAAAGAGGTGATACAGGCTACCGTGCCGCCCTATGTCTATTTGCTTATATTGATAGGCATGGCGGCTGTTAACGCTTGGCTGAGAACAAAAACGGATAAAGGTATCACCTTTGAACGATAGTGCCGACCGCGCCGACCCCATTTGCGAACTACAACTAAAGGAAGCTTTAGCGGCACATGCAAATAGCCAGCGGGACGTAAGCCAAATCCGCATTAACGGCGATGTCATTTGCGTGGATTGTGACGCGGTGATTTTGCAGGAACGGGTCAGCGCACTGCCGACGTGTGTGCGCTGCATCACCTGCCAAGAAATACAAGAGACACGGGATAAGCAATGGAAGTAACAGTGGATTTGTGGCAGCTTTTAGGGATATTGGCAGGCATCTTGTCGGCATTTTTAACCTTATTATTTGGCGGTGGCCGCTTTTTATTAAGCCAATTCGAAAAACGTCTGGATGCCCGTTTCAGCAATTTGGAAAAATCGCAAAAAGCTGCACAAACGCACATGGACCAACGGTTCAGTACCATTGAAGCGGCGATGGCCAAAGGGTCGGAAGAAGCGATGCGGTTGGAGCGGGAGCTGATGCAGTTAAAAGCCGACCTCCCCAATAATTATGTTCGTCGTGATGATTTTATACGCATACAGTCCGTTATTGAATCTAAGATTGATGGGCTGGCATCCAAAATAGACAACGCCATTTTACGAGGGGAAAAACATGGCTGATATGCAAAAAATCCGGCGCGAGACGATCAGATGGAACATTTTATTGACGCTAAACAATGCCCAACCGCTGGGGGCATTTGATTCCTTGGTTTTATCTGTCATCAGGGCTGAATACCTCGATGCAACACAACAAGAAGTCCGGCGCGAGTTGGATTATTTAAGCGAGCGCGACTTGGTTAAAGTGGAACATAAGCCAAACGGCCAATGGTTCTGCAAATTAAAGCGCTATGGTGTCGATGTCGTTGAGTACACGGTTGATTGTGAGCCGGGCATTGCCCGGCCGGAGAAGTATTACGATGCCTAAACTCAATTCTAAGCCTAAGCCTAAGGCCAAGGTTAAAATCAAGCTATCAAAGCCACAAGAAGAGATTATCGATGTGCTGGCGCATATTATCATAATGCACGGCATTGATAAAAATGTACCAAATGCTCAGGGCATCTTAGATGAATATATCAATCAGTTGCCCGCCCAGTCGCAAGCTATTTTTGAGCATTTCCAAAACCATTGCACAACCGTTAAACAGACATTGGTGAAAATGATGGAAAAGGACTCAGGCAATGCCTAGGCCATCGGCTATTGATGATTTCACGCCCGAACAGCGCAAAGCGTTTGAAGATGAGTGTGTCCGACGTAATTTTAAGGATATCGACGGTCTAGTCGATTGGCTATCAGCAAACGGTATGGAGCTATCGCGATCAGCCGCTTACCGCCAATCCAGCAAAATCAAACAGCGGCTACAGACCTTGCGCGATGCAACTGATGTCGCCAAGATGATCGGCGAATCTGTTAAAGACGAGGGCGGCTCATTAAATGATGCAACCATCTCATTGGTCCAGGCAGGCCTGTTCAATATAGTCAACAAAATGGCCGATGCTGATGAGGACGGTAACGGTAATTTAGAAAAGCAATTAGGAATGCTAACCAAAGCCGCCAAAGCTTCATCAGAATTAGGTCGCGCCTCCATTGCCGTTAAAAAATACAAGACAGAGGTGCAGGCCAGATTACAAGCCGCCGCCAAAGCCGCCGAACCTATCGCTAAAAAAGCAGGCCTATCCGATGCCGATTGGGCGTTAATCAGAGGCCAATTTCTGGGTGTTGAGGTTGAAACATCATGACCGATTCTGTTGTTGTCGAATCCCTCGAAGTATCAAAGGGCGAAAAAAAAGACTTGTTAAGCCTTGTCGACGAGCAACAGGCATTACGCGCAACCCATAAGCTCTCAGCCGACCAAGTCCCTAAAATATTACTGCCGTATCAAATCCGCTGGCATAGGGATAAATCTAACGTCAGAATTTGCGAAAAATCACGCCGCATCGGGTTCAGCTGGGGCTGTATCGCTGCTGAAGGCGCATTGGAGGCGGCGGCGACCAAAGGTATGAACCAATATTATATGGGCTATAACATGGGCATGGCCGCTGAAAATATCGGCGATGCCTTGGCGTTTGCCCGTGCCTATGGCATGGCTTGTTCGGCGATCGACATCAGTCGGGAGCGTGAAGTCATCGGCGAGAAACGCCAAGATATTACCCGCTTTCGCCTCAATTTCGCCAGCGGCCATATTTATGAGGCCTTATCATCATCGCCGTGGAATTGGCGGGGACGGCAAGGCCATGCCCTAATTGATGAAGCCGCCTTCCACCGTAACTTGCAAGAAGTGATCAAAGGGGCACTGGCTTTTTTGATGTGGGGCGGACGGGTTGACATTATCTCCACACACAATTCTGAGGAAAACGATTTCTATAGCCTAATCCGTGACGTAAAACTCGGAAAAGTGCCGTGGAGTCACCATTACATTGATTTTGACCAAGCGATACGTGAGGGATTTTATCAGCGTATTTGCTTGGTAACAGGTAAGCAATGGAGTGCTGAAAATGAAAAGAAATGGCGTGATGAACAATATGCCAGCTATCCCAACCAAGAAGATGCTAATGAAGAATTAGGTTGCATTCCTAAACGCGGCAGCGGGGCTTACTTTACGCGCCTATTGCTTGAGCAGTGCATGATTGATGATGTCCCTACACTACGTTGGTCAAAGCCTGCCGATTTCGTAACAGACCCTAACCGCTTGGTTGAAACTGATTTTTGGATTAAGGATAACCTCAAGCCCGTCATAGATAATATGACCAAACATAAGACAGTATATGGGCAGGATTTTGGCCGCTCTGGCGATTTATCGGTAACGTGGGTATCGCAACAACGCGACCCACTGCGCTGGACACAAGCATTTGCGTTAGAGCTTCATAATATCCCTTTCGATGTCCAAGCCCGTATCCGTAATTACATTTTAAAAAATGTTCCGCTGCTGCACCATGCCGCGTTCGATGCACGGGGCAACGGACAATCCCATGCTGAAGGCGCACTGCAAAACTGTAGCTATGGGCAGGTATCGTGCATCATGGCCACGGCGGCAACTTATATTGAATATTATCCCAAGTATCACCAAGCTTTGCAGGAGCGTACCCATTTAATCGGCAGGAATGAAGATGTCATTACCGACCATCGTCGTGTCGTATTGCGCAAAGGCAATCCGACGATGGATGACGGTCACGATAAAGGCCAAAACGGTGAGCAACGGCATGGTGATAGTGCCACTGCCGGATTAATGCTACATATTGCGACGATGGCAGACGGTGGTGTCATCGAATATAACGAAATGCCCTCAAAAGACTCCCAATACTGGGATACCAATGACGATTTTAAAATTGAACGAACAGGAGCTTGGTGATGGATTTTTTGGGCTGGTTTAAAAATAAACTGACACCTGCGGCGGTATCCACTCAGCAAACTGATTCCCCGCAAGCCGCCTTATTGCACAAAGAATTCGACAACCATCCCAGCAAAGGCCTAACCCCCGCTAAATTAGCACGGATTATGTTGGATGCCGAACAAGGCGATATGATAGCCCAAGCCGAACTCTTCATGGATATGGAAGAAAAAGATACCCATATCGGCTCGGAGCTGGGAAAACGTAAGATGGCCGTAAAAAAGCTGGATTGGTCTTTGTCGCCTCCCCGGAACGCCACTGCGACAGAAAAGAAAAACACCAGGGCCCTCGAAGACCTAATCCGCGATGAAATAGACGTGGGAGCCATACGCCTGGACATGTTAGATGCCATTGGGCATGGTTATAGCTGTACCGAGCTGGGATGGGGGCGTAATACGTTAGGAAAATGGTATCCAAACCAAATAGAACACCGTCCGCCAACATGGTTCACCAGTCCCTTAGATAACCGCAATACCTTGCATTTACGCGATAACAGCAATTTCTATGGCGTACCGTTGCAGCCCTTCGGTTGGATTGCCCATATTCATAAAACCCGCAGCGGCTATCTTGCCCGTGCTGGCCTGCACCGTTCATTGGTATGGCCTTATCTGTATAAAAATTATTCCGTGCGGGATTTAGCCGAATTCTTGGAAATTTATGGCTTGCCGATCAGGTTAGGAAAATATCCGGCCAGCGCGAAAGATACGGAAAAAAATGATTTATTACGCGCTGTTTTGAGCATAGGCCATCATGCGGCTGGCATTATTCCCGACTCCATGCAAATTGAGTTGCAACAAGTTATGGCCTCCGGCAATGCCGATTCTTTCATGGTTATGGTTAATTGGAGCGAGGGTAGCGTATCCAAAGCGATTCTCGGCGGCACGTTGACCAGTTCTACGGCAGCTAACGGCAACCGATCCCTTGGCGACGTGCATAATGAGGTACGGTTAGATATCCGTGATGATGATGCCGGACAAGTCGACGAAACGTTAAGCGGGCAGCTAGTTTATCCAATGGCCATGCTGAATGGCTTATTTGCTGATAACCGTTGCCCACGCTGGGTAAGCGATACTCAGGAGCCGGACGATCTGGCCTTGTTTGCCGATGCCATCCCCAAATTAGTGGCCGTAGGTGTGCAGGTACCCAAAAATTATGTCAATACCAAGTTAAAAATACCCCTGCCTGAAGATGGCGAAGCGGTTTTGGGTGCTGTCATGCCTGCCGTTACCCCGCCAGCCACAGGGCTAACGGCGTTGGCCGGACAAGTTCCGGCCAACACTTATGTCGACCCCACTCCGGTATCATCCCAGTCAAACCAACTGGCTGTTTATGCAGATCCTGCTATCCAAGATTGGTTGGCAGTTATCCAGGATAAGCTAAATAAAGCCGAAAGCTTAGCGGCATTTAAGGAAGACCTGTTAACCAGTTATGGCGATTTAGAGACCGAAAAATTAATTAAGGTCATGGGGCTAGGCTTTGCGGCGGCAGATTTGGCGGGGCGGTTTGATGTCAATGAGGGCGGGTAATTATGCCCTTCATTCTTTCGCCTACCCAAACCCAATTTAAAGCGGGCAAGGATGGTCTGTTTAATACTGCGTTCCAACCTCAAGTAGATTTTTTCCAATCAAAATTAAATCTGCCGTCCCAGCATTTTGATGATGTGATTCGTGACGGCCATAACAAGGCCTTTATCGTTGCAGGAGCGACAAAAGCCGAATTGCTTGATGATCTGCGGTCGGCGGTTGATAAAGCCATCTCGGAAGGCCAAGGCATTGATGTTTTCCGTGAACGCTTCAATGATATTGTCGCCAAACATGGCTGGACGGGCTGGAAAGGCGAAGATACTGAAGCGGGCGTTAAATGGCGGACGCAAATTATTTATGATACGAACATATCCACCAGCTATGCCGCCGGACGCTGGAAGCAATTGAATGATCCTGACCTATTGTCTATCCGCCCTTATTGGAAATACATCCATAGTGAGGGCGTTCAGAACCCCAGGCCGCTGCATGTCAGTTGGTCGGGACTGGTGTTAAGACATGATGACCCGTGGTGGCAAAGTCACTTTCCCCCAAACGGTTGGCGGTGCCATTGTCGGATTACCGCCGTGGCCGCAGATGATTTTAAGGGGCAAAGCGCACCGGATGACGGCACCTATACCAAAATAGACCGTTATGGCAATACCCATATCATCCCCAAAGGCATTGACTATACCTTCGATTATGCACCGGGAGCTAAATCTGCCGCCTCATTAGAGTCTATGGTTACCGATAAGCTTATTCGGATACCAGCCCGCTTAGGTGCCGATATGATGAAAGCATTGCAGCCTGTCATGCAGAAAAACATGTCCGCTGCCTATGGGCAATGGCTGAATAAAGTAAGCGCCGATAGTCTTGCGCAAAAGCAATCTGTCGTGGTGGGAGCTATTGATCCGGCTTTGCTGTCATGGTTGGCGCAATCACGCAGCCCGATACCGTTGACTGCCGAAATCAGCGTTCCCGGCACTACCATCATCGGGTCATTAGCCGCTGGCGTTCCGATGGCAGCTTGGGAAGCATTGCCCCTTAGTCTACAGTCTCCCATTGCCGTGCTTTATGATAATGCGTCTGGAGATTTTTTATATGTTGTGGCGACTAACCCACAATTGGCCATTCAAGTTAATTTCCAAACTAAAAATCCTAAAACGGCAGCGAATGGGATTGTCGCCGCTTATTTACCTGATCAATTGGATGAAAAACTAAAAAACGGCGCATTAACATTAATTAGCGGATCATTGGACGGAGGCTAATATGGCGACAATTTATCTGGACTTAAGCGAAGTTTATGATGGCTTATCGCGCCTTTATGAGTTAACAAACAATTTGCGTCCGGTGCTATTAGTCATCGGTGAGGACTTGGTTGAATCGACCAAACGACGCTTTGAAACCGAAACCGATCCGGCAGGCTATGAATGGGTGGGCAATAGTCGGTTAACGATAGAACGCAAGGGGTTTGATAAGCCGTTAACGGGCGAAACCAGAAAATTGCAACAAACGATACATCAGGCGATCGACGGTAATGCCTTGGCAATCGGTAGCCCAATGGAGTATGCAGCAGTACAGCAGTTTGGGGGGGCAACTGAATGGAAGGAATACGATGAAATCTGGGAAGTACCCGAAAGGCCGTTTTTAGGGCTGTCGGTTAAAGACAGGGAACAAATATCATTAACGATAGGACAGCAGTTGAGATTGGCAATAAGCGGAGGTAGCCAAAACAACTGAGAAAAAAAGAGAGCGTCGCGGTTATGCGCTAACATACCCGCGACCTCAATACGCAGTAAACAAGCTACTGCGAACCAAGCAAGGCTCTCTGCCAGTCGACCGGCAGGGCAAGCCTATCATTTATTTTTTCGCAAATAAAGAAGGTTCGCATGATTAAAAGTCCGTTAGCAGGTTGGGTAGGTGGTAAACACCAGTTATCTAAAGCAATTGTCCAACAAATACCCGAACATGAATGTTATTGTGAGCCGTTCGCGGGGGCGGCATGGGTGATGTTTCGGAAAGAGCCGTCAAAGGTGGAGGTGTTAAACGATATCAACAAGGATATTGTGACTTTATATCGGGTGGTGCAAAACCATTTGGAAGAATTTATCCGTTGGTTTAAGTGGATGTTGGTCAGCCGTTCTGAATTTGAGCGCTTTTCTAGGGTTGAACCTGATACCTTAACGGATATACAGCGGGCAGTGCGTTTTTTCTATATGCACAAAAATTCGTTTGGCGGGCATGTCCATAAGCCTACATTTGGGTATGGAACCACCAGACGGCCAAAGCTTAATTTGTTGCGGATTGAAGAAGAGCTGTCGGCGGCGCACCTGCGGCTATCTGAGGTTTATGTTGAAAATTTGCCGTATGCAAACTTGATTAACCGATATGATCGGGAGCATACCTTCTTTTATATTGACCCGCCCTATTGGAACTGTGAGGATTATTATGGTGATGGCATATTTTCCAAAGCTGATTTTGATGCGTTGGCCAGCCAGTTGGCGAATATCAAAGGCAAGTTTTTATTGAGCTTAAACGATACGCCTGAAGTGCGGGATATTTTTTCAGATTTTATGATCACGTCCACATCTGTCATGTATTCCTGCGGCAAAACCCGAAAAGAAGCCAAGGAAGTTTTTATCAAGAATTATTAAAAGCGAACTCGAAATCGTTTTTGATTTTTTGACCTTTAAGACAGCGGGGGATTATTTATATTATCCCCCGCGTTTTTTGTTTTGATTTTTGAAAGACATTTTTATTTTTTATTTCGATTTATTTTTTTTCATTTCGTTTTATTTCATTTATATCGCATATTGCTGTTCATTTATCTCACCCCTGTTCACCATAACGGGCTGATCTGCGGCGAGACCGTCGAGGATCTGCGGGTCAGGCATTCGGGCGATGTCCTCACCAACGTCATCGAAGGGGCTTACCGGATCGTCGGCGAGTTTGAACAGGTCGATTCGGCCAAGGAACTGATGCGGGGCATTGCGCTGAGCCAAGGGCAACAGAACGCCTTCGCCAATGCCGCCCTGCAATTGCGTTACGACCCCGAAGAAAACGTCCCCATCTTGCCACACCAGCTCAACCAGCCACGCCGTATCGACGACCGGGGCAGTGACCTGTGGCGTACCTTCAACCGTATCCAAGAAAACGTCATCCAAGGCGGACTGCAAGGCCTCAACCGCAACGGCGGCAAACTCACCACCCGCAAAGTCATCGGGCTGGGCGAGACCGTCCGGCTGAACCGCGCCCTGTGGACGCTGGCCGAAGAGATGGCGAAACTGGCCGCCTGAGCAGGCTGCACCCAAGCCTTACTGGCGTTTGACATTCCCAACCCCCGCCGCCCGTATCGGTGGCGGGGGCAACTTTTTTAGGAGCCAACAACATGTCTGCAACACAACAAGCCATCAAGCAAACATTACAGGACGGGCAAGACATTCAAGCCCTCACGGTCATCCCCGCCAGCACCTCTGCCGTGTCCTTAGGGACGCTCCACGCCGCCAACGCCGCCGCCTTGGTCGCCGGGGCGGCGGAACTGGCCGGACAGTTGGCCTGCGTCATCGACAAACAGCACTTGGCGACCACCATCAAAGGCAAACGCTTCGTTAACGTCGAAGGCTGGACGACATTGGCGACCATGCTGGGCGTGACTGCCCGTGAAGTGGCCACCGTCGAGTCCGAGGGCATTTACACCGCGATTGTGGAACTGGTGCGGATGTCGGACGGGGCGTGTGTCAGCCGCGCCAGTGCCGAATGCGGCTCACCCGACGAACTGGACAAATACGGCAAACCCGTCTGGTCAACGCGCCCGCGCTATGCCCGGCGGTCGATGGCGCAGACCCGCGCCACGGGCAAAGCCTGCCGCTTAGCGTTCAGCTGGATCATGAGCTTGGCGGGTTACGAAGTCACCCCCGCCGAAGAAATGACCCCGCTGGTCGAGTCCGGGCAAATGCAGGAACCGCCGCCGCCGTTGCGGATCAGCCCCAGCCAGCTCAAATTGCTGGAGGCGCAAATCCGCGATTACGGCCTTGACCGTGGCCGCGTCGAAGCGTCGGTGAAAGCCGCCTGGAAAATCGCCCTGTTGTCCGAATTGTCGCTGCCGCAGTTTGAAAAGCTGCTGGTGCAACTGGAGAAATGGGCGAACAAAGAATACGCCAAAGCCCAAGCCGCCAGCGCGTTGTGCCGCGACGTGGCCGACTTTTGACGCAAACAAAACGCAAACGTAACGTAAGCAACACCTAACCGAAACAACAGGAGAACCATAATGGGCGTATCTTTATACCAACTGAGCGGCCACTACATAGAGGCGTTGGACTTTCTGACCGACCCCGAAACGGACGTGCCGATGCAAGCCGTCACCGACACGCTGGAAGGCCTAAGCGGCGAACTGGAGGACAAAGCGGTCAATGTCGCCAAATTCCTGAGAAATATGGAGGCCACCGCCACCGCCATTAAGGCCGCCGAGGAGTCGATGGCCAAACGCCGGAAAGCCTTCGAGGCGCGGGTCAACTGGCTCAAGGGCTATATTAAGGCCAACATGGAAGCGACGGGTATCAGCGTCATCGAATGCCCGTACTTCAAACTGTCGGTTGCCAAGAACCCCGCCGCCTTGGACGTGTTCGACGAAGCGGCGATACCCGCCGAATACAAAAGCATTGAGACCGTGACCGTCGAGCATATCGACAAGGTAGCCATCAAGGCCGCATTGGCTAAAGGCAAGGCCATACCGGGCGCACGGATCACCAACGGCACACGGCTGTCGATACGCTAGGCCAACACGGAAAAAACGCAGGGAAGCGTTTTTTTTTCGTAACAATATTGTGAATCCCCAGTTAAGGTATTATCATCATGATCATCTGTAATATATTTTACCAGTCAAAAGATATGGGTAATTTGCGGCTACCCAAATCGATAACGTCCGAACAGTTTGGACTAGCATAGATGCCAAGCCCCATGTATTCGAGTATATTGCAGTATGCTGTAATCGCAAATGGCTCCACTCCAGATTCGGCTATATTGGCGCAGAGGCGTTTGAAGCTAAAAAGGCCGCTTAGTGAAATGCCCGTAAAATTTGCGTAAGATAAGAAAGATCAGGACTTTTACAAATATACCTCCCTATGAATAGAGCCATCATGACCCCACTTTTTGACAAAAGCGATCTCACGAAAATGCTGCTTAAAAAGGACTACAGCTTCCCTGGCGATCCATTTGAACCCTCCTGCGATAAGCCAATCGACGAAGATAAGCTCACTTCTTTTACAGAGCTGAAAGCTTACCTTGAAAACACATACGGGACAGGCGAAAAGTTAGGCGTTTATCGGAAAACAATTGAGAAAATAATGGATGCTTCTCGTGCACAGTATTTTATCGATTTAAATAAGTCCGAGTATTTCAAGGTGCTGACGCATTTCGCGATATTATCGATAGTCAAAAGGGGGTGGTTTAATTTGTTCGTCACCAGCCCCATAAGAACTTCGGAGCCATCCTTATCAGACAACCCATCGCGCTTTTCGCCCAGCAATTCAAAAGAATTACATGATTCGATCATTCGATGTTTCTACTCTCGTCTTGTTCAAGGAATGTCAGCACAAGAACAGGAGCGTTACCAGATACTGTCACTTCATGAGGTTTTACCGACCTATTTCGACCAATTAATTGTTGAATTTGATACGACCATTCAAAACTTATTTAGCGTAGCACACCAAAATACTGATGGTTTAAACGATGAGAAGTCATTACCTGACGCGGGTTCAGACGAAGCGATCGAAAAAACACGATTGATATTCGATTGTTTTTTCAGAAAAAATGCAAATGAAGGTTATCGCGCGGATACTTTCCGCGCCACACTTATAAAATTTGCATCAATTAATCGTGCGATAAACGATATAGATGCAATCTTCAATATTTATGACAAAGTTATTGGTGGCTTGCCAAATGATATTCAGGATCTGGGGAGGATTAGGTCTGAATCTGAAATCTTGCCCGCCATAATAAAAATTTTCGATAAACAGCAATCGACACGAAAGAAAACGGCCTTACCCGATGATCTGATTGAATGTGCTAAATTGGTATGCAAGATGCACATTATTACCGGTGCACCTCCTGCAAAAACAGCTGAAACAATTAGTGAATTCAATGATCGGCATATGATGCCAGATGGTATCGCCGTTTCTGCCGCCCTCCTTTACCACGATTTTTTGCTTAAAAACAAACTTGACCTCAATATTAGAGGTGAGACGAACAGACACATTAACGTTTATAAGACATTGTCTGATTTTGCAAAAAAAATATCTGCCACGGATATTTTAAGCGTAGATGACTTATGGAAGCATGGATTTTCTCAAGTGCTGTTTAAGTATCTTACTATCCGGTACTCAATTTCTATGAACGGTTTATCTGAGTTTTATCCCAGTCAACTAGGAGCACAAGCCCATTTAAAAGTCAGGATAAAGAAATTAGAGCTTCAAAAAGAAGCCTATGAGCTTTTAAAAGATATGAGCATTAAGGAGTCGCATCAATGTATTAGTGATTTTTACCATTTTACACAAGAGTACATTAAAAGTGTAAATTTCCCCTTCGATAAATAACATTCATAGTTAATCGACTATGGCAGGTTATATTTCCGGCTGATAGCAAGTTCAATAATCGAAAACGCCCGTCAATGACGGTTTCTTCCGTCTTTTCAGGGGCGGGTCTGCTAACCTGAGCGGATGGGTTCCCTAATTCCTATTGCCCTTCACTTGGCCTGTCATCAATGGCTTGCGTTTTTTGGATTATTTCAACAATGCGCCCGCCTGTTCCGGTTTCTCAATTCAATAGGCTTTGCCCCGTCCTATAATGGTCTATTTACCAAAAAAGGCAAAACACCGATCTATAGCTGTCCTGTAATCCCCCGTTAACGTAAATATCAGCTTAACACTATAAAAATTAATGGTTTTTTTAGTAAAAAATGGTATCAAACCAGGAGCTGTCGCGTGATACAAAAAAAATATAAGGTTTGTTCCGTGACCACAATGGGCTCCCGACTTAATATAGATCACAAATAGAGCAAAATATTTTCCTTAGACGGCAACGATTAATCAGTTAGGACACAAGCCATATGGTTACACCACGATTTATTCGACAACGCGATGCCCCAACGTATTTAGGGATGAGCGAACCCACTTTCAATAAAATAGTACGCCCTTACGTTACGGTAATGAAAGAAGGCAGGGCTGTTTTTTACGACAAACTTGACTTGGACAATTGGGCAGATCAATATAAGGCGGCGAACGGAAAGCCGGGCAAGGAGAAAGAAGTATGTCAAAAAAAAACCCCGGACTTAGAAAAAAAGGCCAAATCTGGCACATTGAAAAAGTCATCGCAGGTCAGCTCGTTCGGTGCAGCACTGGAGAAAAGGATCTTGACCAAGCGGAACGCTACCTCGCCAAGCTGATTGAGGACACCCGCAAAGTTAAGGTTTACGGTGAACGCATCGAACGTACCTTTGATGAAGCGTCCGCCCGCTATGTTGACGAATATAACCATAAGCGTTCGCTTGATCGTGACATCGTGAGCCTTAAGGCTGTGATGCCATATATTGGCAACATGGAATTAAGGCGTATCCACTCAGGTGTGCTGGATGAGTTTATCAAAGCCAGGAAAAAAGCGGGAATAACGGCGGGGACACTAAACCGAGACCTGTCAATTATCAAGCGGGTGCTTAAATTGTGCGCTGAATTGTGGAGGGATGAAAACGGGCGGCCTTGGCTGGATACTGCGCCGATGTTAGTTAAAGTGCAAGGTGAAAAAAGAAAGCCTAGACCCATCAGGTGGCCAGAACAAGAACTGCTATTGAAGTCCATGCCGCTGTACTTGGCGAACATGAGTCTGTTCATGCTCAATACAGGCCTGCGTGATCAGGAGCTTTGCGGCCTTAAATGGGAAGACGAGCGCGAAGTTCAGGATACGGATTCAACGGTATTCATCATCACCGAGGAAGCCGCTAAAAATGAACGTGAGCGTGTTGTCGCGCTAAACAGCGTTGCCCAACGTATTGTGAACAGCCAGCGTGGAAACAACTCGGAATTTGTATTCGCTTTTGAAGGCCGCAAGCTTTCGCGGATGAATAACAGGGCTTGGCGGAGTGCCGTCAAAGAATCGGGGTTAAGGGGTGTCAGGGTGCATGACTTGCGTCATACGTTTGGCATGAGGTTACGGGCTGAGGGTATTAGTCTGGAGGATAGGCAGGATTTACTTGGCCATCATTCAGGCCGTATCACCACCCATTACTGCAAAGTGGACATCAAACGGCTAATTGATTGCGTAGAGTTACTATGCAGTGAGAAAAAGCCGGAATTAACGCTGGTGCGGCGGAGAGCCAGTTAAAATGTAAAACCGCCAAAAAACCGGAAGCATGTAATGGCAGGCATAAAAAAACCAGTCTCTTATGAAAGATAACTGGTTGATTTATTTTGAATCTGGATGGTGGGTCGCATGCGATTCGAACGCATGACCATCGCATTAAAAGTGCGGTGCTCTACCGGCTGAGCTAGCGACCCAACAAAGAAAGACTATTATAGTGAATTATACGCGTTTGGCAAGCTTTTTTTCACTTTTTTTATTGGTAACGGGTGGGGTCGTTAAGGCCGGCTTCTTGGAAGCCGGTTTTTCTTAGGCGGCAGGCGTCGCAGATGCCGCAGGCGTGGCCTTGGGGGTCGGCACTGTAGCAGGAGACGGTGCGGCTGTAGTCTACGCCTAGGCGGGTGCCTTGGCGGATAATTTCGCCTTTGCTTAGGGAAATTAGGGGCGTGTGGATGGTGAAACGTTCGCCTTCTACGCCCGCTTTGGTCGCCAGGTTGGCGAGGTTTTGGAAGGCGTGGATGAATTCGGGGCGGCAGTCGGGGTAGCCGGAGTAGTCGACGGCGTT